TCAGTGAACATAATCGAAAGCTCTCTTGATTCTCCGCCGAGTTTCAAGAGGTCTGGTTGTCTTTGCAATCTCGCAACCAGATCTGGACTCAGATATGTGCCAAACTGTTTCTTAATCTGCTGCTTCTGAAGGAATTCAGAGATAAACTTTACGGTATAAATATGCATGTAGATGATAGCGATGGCCATTACGTTAAACGTCACATCTAACAAGATTCCTTTACTCGCGAATAAATACATCGGTAAATAAAGGTATCCACCTAGAATCAAACCTATCCAAACGATAGAGTATTTTAATCGAGAGATAATGATCAATGACAGAGCTAAAACAAGTAGAGCAGCCAAATCTACAAGCTGAGTCCAATTCGGAATCGAAACAGAATCACCATTTATCAGAGTCTCAAGAATACTCGCCTGGAGCTGATGGGGATGCTGCGCACCTGACGGAGTCGCTACGGGATTACTTACTCCAGCTGCAGTCACGCCGAGAATCACGATTTTACCTGTCAGATCAGGCAAAGGACTCGCATCAATTTCGTATGACTGGAATCGATAGTTCGGATTGATGAACACTCTTCCATATTCGTCTGTTTTAATTGTTTCAAAAGAAGGAATTCGTAATGCTTCAACCCCAGTCTGATTTATCTTGGCTTGATACGAAGAGTCTCCTGCAGCTACACGCAGCATCTCTAGAGCAAATGCGGGATAGTATTCGCCTGATGACTCAGATAGAAGAGGAACTCGCCTTACAACCCCATCAGTCTCGGGTAGGGTTGACGTTATCCCAACACCGGCTGCGGCTTCTTGAAGAACTGAGACATTACTTAGAACGCATGGGTATTGAGGAAGAAATTCAGTTGCTTCTCCATCGCCGATTACGGCAACGCCTGTTTTCCGAATTGTCGCACTTGCCCGAGAGCAAGAATCACTCACAGTCTGACTGAGAACGACTGGATATTTGTTTAAGCTACTCGCAAGAACTCTATCAGTACCCATCCGATCAGGCTCAGGCATAAGTATAGTGCTGCCAACAAGAGCAGCCCCTCTGCTATAGACATCATCCAAAATTTTAGCGTGGACTTCGCGCGGGAAAGGCCACTGGCCATATTTTTCAATTGATTTCTCCCCTAAATTAATGACTACAATCTGCTCAGATTGTTTTGCTTTATCAAGCATGATATAGTCATAGAATTTAAGACGAGTCGCTTCAACTAAATACGGATCTTGTAATTTAAAAGTAAGTAATAGTGCAAATGTAAAAAGAGCAAGCCATGGGCTCAATAGAATCTTTTTAATTTTTTGTGTAAGTATATCCATTACAAGGTCCGGTCGTACATGTGATTGACATTAAGACTGAGTCAGTAGCACTCGCAACAGTTTGCGATACAGTGACTCCAATTCCAGGATTATTTATTATTAGTTTAAACAGCTTCTGCGCTGCACCAGATTGGGTGATGTTTGCATTCAATCCTCCATACGGCGCGCTGATATCAAGGAAATGATTACCAGTTCCTTGTTGAAGAGTCGTGACAACATTTGAGTTACCCAAGATGTTGAAGAACGCAGACTTTCCACCAGCATCTTTTTGCTGAGCAGTCAGTTGATTTCCTGTTCCATTTATTACCAACTCTGCATACTTGCCATTATATTGCTGAGTCAGAGATACAGTGTTGTTGTTTCCTGTCACAGATACTTCAGCAAGATTGTTTCCAAGAACTGCAGCTGCAGTGCCTTGATTGATAGTAATAGCGTTGTTGCTACCGTTGATCAACATCGATTGAGAACCATTCACACCTCTGATAGCGTTAAACCTTGAGAACTGTTCAATGTTGACGGTGTTATTATCACCAATGTTTTGAATGTAAATCGAGTTGCTTGCAATAGCATTTGTCTGACCAAGCTTAATAGTTTGATTAGTGGCAATTGATGTAGTTGGATATGTTGGTTCTGCAGGAGGCGGAGGTGGAGCAGTCGGCGCCGAAGATCCTTCGTTAGGTGCAACAGGAGCAAACGTAGTACCATTCAGTGCTGTAGCGCCTTGCAACTGATCGATGAACAAGATAGGAGATAGCGCGGTATCGCCAAGATTGAAAGACGAGAAGCCAAGCATATAGTTGCCATCTGCTGGAACTGTGAACACAGCAACCTGCCATCCAGTAGCACCATATGAATTGGTCGAGTAGTTGCCCGTTCCAGGATTCGTAAATCCTAATAGCGCAAAGTTCTGTGTTTGACCGTTAAGCGTTGGCGTTCCTGGTCCACCTGTCAAGGTGATGAGAGAACCGTCGTTATACGGAACATAGTCTGTCGACAGGTACTGCCAACCAAATGAGTATGTAATCCCTGCTTGTAGGAATACTGTTCGACTGACGGAAGAAGCGTTCGTAGGATTCATCGATCCGTTCGAATAGATCGTATTACGAATAGATGTGATGTCTGAAGAGGCAAGGCCGAGAGTCGTCATCGCAGTGTTGAATTGCGGAGAATTTCCTCCTGCTTGAACCGATAGCATGTACGATCCATACGGAGTAATCGTCCAACATTTGCCACCGCCCGGGCAATAGTTCTGCATACCAGTCGTCACTTGTACGCCGCTACCGTTATCACTCCATGACGTACGAAGTGTAGTAGATCCATTAGAAGCTGTCCAGCCGCCATAGTTTCCATCTTCAAAACCATAGTTCGAAGGAGTCTGGGCGTTAGCTAATGATCCCCACATTAACATCATCAATGCTAAGATTAACTTCTTCATCTTGCACCTGATTCTTGTATTACGGTAATGTTGCCTTGAGGTCTACCAGTTCCAGATGAAGTCCACTTATCGTCCATAAAATTATACACATCTACAATGTTATTCTGAGAAGAAACAACTTGCACTTCTGTATCTTTCGGTAACCATATCACAACAGCTTGATTTTTATCTTCAGATAATCTAGCATAAAACCAACCAATTTGTTGCATCTTCTTGAAAATAGGAGACACGTTTGTATAGACAGTTTCTGTTGGTATGTTTCCAGAATTATATTCGGCATAGATTTCTTGGAGTTCTTGCTGATTGGGCAATCGAACAGTAGCTACAGTAACTTCCTCATTACTATCTGACCCAGTATTAGGATCTTGGTTGTCGTCAGATGCCGCTTTTGCAGGATTGACAAACTTCTTAAGCGCTTCGCGAGCAGCAGTGATCAGTGATTGACCGTCATCAGTTTCGAGAGGAGAGATTTGAATATTGTTATCCATACCCTTCATCGAAGGATTAATGACAACAGGCGGCGCAGGAGGAGCATAAGAATTCTCGACCATCGTTGCTTGGAACGGCTGAGTCAGAGTTACGATGCCCGCAGCAGTGATCACGTCGATAGCTCCTGAAGGGCATTCGAAGTTAATCTTTGTAATATCTTTATCGTTGTAGCATTCAGGAACAAGAACGACAGTCGATCTGCCTGCTTCGTCAACAGACATGACAAAATCTGTACCTCTTACAGCAATCGTCGCAGTCGGTGTACGTATACCAACACCCTTTGAATTTCCCTTTGCGATCGCGCCAGAAGTATATCTTGCCGTTCCTAAGGCAAGCTTCAGGCCAATCTTGCCTTTACTCTTGTTGTTTCCATCATATACGAAGTCGTCGATGACTAGCCGTGAATTCTGTGTAATGTTCACAGTGGTGGCATCGACGAATCGAATCTTAAATTTACCTTGAGAATTGGTCGACACAGTATCGTTCTTCTCGATACTCGAGCCTTTAACAGCAGGTGCAACCTTTGCACCACGCTTTACAGAACCTCCACCCTGAAATTCTGATATCGATCCCACACCTGCAAAGGCGGGAACCGATATCAGAAAGAGTGCATTAATGGCCAGTTTTAATATTAAACGTACCATTTGAACCCGCCGAGTTAATATTGATTACGGTTTCAGAAGCTCCGTACTGTTGGGTTGTAATGGTGTTCAGTGTACCTGTGAGGTTCACATACAGAGAATGGCCGAATGTTCCGCCGAGACCTGTTTGTGTCACGTCGAAGTCATTGTAATCACCAGTCACGAGAATGGTTTGAGTTGCGTTAGGTGAGAGTGCATCGATATTGAATGCATTGTTATCACCAGTGACATCCATCGAGTTACGAATGTTTTCGCCAGAACCGCGAAATGTAAGAGCATTTGAATTGCCAGTAAATTTCGCATTCAGATCAAACTTATTACATATGGCATCGCCTTGTAGTACACCGCAACGAATGTCTGCAGTATTCAGATTGCCGATTTGACGAACTGTTACTGTTGCGATTCCTGTTGCTCCTGTAGCGGAGACCACGCCCATGTAGAGTTGGTTTCCGTTACCGGTTTGAACAGCGATGACACTTTGATTATCACCTCGTAAATAGATAGGATCATCATTGTCGCCAATGATATTAGCAGTACCAGTTTGAACAACGTTAACATCTACATTGCCACCTTCTTGATCGATATATACTTTGTTTGTTGTAGCTACTGCACCTGCAGTCACCTCATTCGGTGACGTAGTTACAATTGCTGGTGGAGTTGGGGCTGTCGGTAGCACGGTTTGTGCAGTCACAGATGTTCCATAAAGAAGAGCAGCTCCAACTAATAAAAACTTACTTAGTTTCATTTGTCGTTTCCTTTTGCTTGAATCTCCATAGTCCTTTACGTTCACCGTCCTTGATTAATTCCACGACTGCCGTTTCTATGGCTGAACGGATCGCATAACTACCGGCTTCATTTGATGTTTGTTGTCCATCAAATTCAAAAGCTTTTGTTCCCATATCGAAAAACTTAAATGCTGTGATTCCCTCGGACGTAGAGAGTAAATTCTTCTCAACGGTGACAGAAGTTAAAACTTCACCTGTCTGAACCGAAACGAGTCGCATACTAATAGTAACTTGATCTTCTGAATACTGTTGATAAGGACCGATTCCGAGGAATCTTGCGCCGTTACCACCAGTTTTGGTATTTGAACTATAGTCAATAATACCACCTTCAAGGATGATACCTGCAACCATCAAAGGAGGAAGCGGTTCTGCGCTTTCGCCGAGTTGTTGCTCTCTCATCTGTCTTACGAGCTGACGTTCTTTGATCAAAGAATCAATGCCTACACGCTCGACTGGTTTAAACCATTTGCCATCGCCAGCATCTGCCAATGTTTTGATAACATAAGCGTCTGCGCCTTGAGTGACGGCTGTCGAGAAACTGGCTTGAGTAGCAGAAGGTTTGCGTTGTCCTGTTCTATCAGTGAACGAGTAGATGGCAATCGGAATTACCTGACCATCAAGTTCTGGTAGAGTTCTGAACAACTTAGGATTTGCAAATCTTTCTACTTCAGCATCTTCTCTTGCGAGATATGACTGATTGAGATGAGGATGCACTCCTCCTGCGCAAGCGGTTGTAATAAGAAGTAATGGAAGTAATAAAAGCTTTTTCATGACTTCTCCTTAAAATGCAAATGTTGCGATAGGAACAGTCACGACTGTCGTATTACCAAATTTATCGACAACTGTCAACGTCACAGATGTACCAGTCTTTACATAGCTAATCGTATTACCATCAAGATTAAACATACCTTGTTGAGCAGAACCTTCGGCAAACAGATTGTTCGACAATTGAGTGGCTAGCTGAGCATATACCTGCGAGGTAAACAGCGCCATAAACTTTGCAAGCGGAGTGTTTGAAGCTTCAGCTCTTGCAAGAGCAATCTTTGCGGCTTCGGCATCTCTAATTGCCTGCTCACGAGAACGTTCTTGTGCATCGATTGACTGCACATGTGACGACCATCCATATCCATTGAAGGATGGACTTTTAAACTGTTGTACGAGAGGATCAGCTTTTACTGGGCTGCTTAGTATCAGAGCTAGCAGGAGCAGACTCTTTTTCATCTTTCTTTTCCTTCTTTAAAGGCATATCTTTGTTTGAAGAAAGACTAAATTCAAGCGAGAAGATCTTAATGATTTCAATCTTTAGATTTATGTTCACTGTGATCTTCCTTTATCTGCAATACAACACTCACCTTCTGGTTCAATCGAATAAGATCATTATCCAACATACGGACACGATCAATCAAAGCAATTAAAATCCCATTGGTTTCGCCAATCAATGGCATTAGTTTATCTGTGACAAACTTATAAATGAACCACACAAAATAACCCATGCCGACCGCTGCGACAATTGGAAATCCGTATTGTTTTACAAGTTCTGCAATGAGTTGTGGATCCATTAATCTTTCCGAGCATCGTTCTTCCCGTCTGCTCGTGCGATTCTGTCGAGATCTGGTTTCAGACCAAGAGCGGAACTTACAACTGCATCAACGCGAATAATATCATGGTTCATTGTCTTGACTCTGTTGTCAAGCCCCATAATAATACCCTGCATTCCCCTGATTGCCTTGACGACGCTCTCGAGAATGTAGTTGATAACAAAGTAAACAAAAACCCCACCGAGCAAAGCTGCTGCGATGGGGAATCCGACATCTCCAATAAGTTTAAATATAGTATCGTAACCCATAGGATTATTTATACTATCTTCAAAATGCTTAAGCTGTTTATTCAGCTTTCAGGAATAGCTCGTCAAACTTTTTTACCCACATTTGTTTAAATGCTGGATTCTCTGCCCGCTGAGATGCAACGAGAACGTTCTTCAGGCGCCGAGCGAGGACAGGATCAAACTTCATACAATAACTCCTACAATTAAAATACCAACAACAAGTGCGTTTACAGCAATCAGTGCTTTATCTCTCATTGCAATTGCAGCATAACCCCAAAGACCAGCGCCGGCGATCGAGATCAAAAGATCTGCCGCATGGAAATCAAATGCTCGACAAGTTGCAGCCACAATGACGCAGGATGTGCCTGTCCATTTGATGATTTCGAGAAAAAGTTCGGATTTCCGACGGGCCAAAGCCGCCCGCTGAGTTGGAAACCGACTTAAGTCATTTGAAAGTTTAAGCATAATTAATCCTTTTGATAATTTTCAAGAAGTGTGAAACCTGCCGAAGCGCAGCGATAAAGTTTACCGTCAACGTCAAGAATATCACCAACTGACATCGAAGAGCAAGGACCGAGCTTAAAAATATCCTCGAAGTATATGCTTTCTTCCCAGAGATTCATCGCTTCGAAGGCATTTTCCATATCGTTGGTATCAACGTTAGCAACGTGAGTGTAATATTGGAAATTCTCAGCTTTAAATTTACCTTCGAAACCACGATCAAAGTAAGCCTTGATGCGTACGCTGGTTTCACCGCTATTGACCATATCGATCTCTGCATCGGTAAGCTGAATCTGATAAACCTTAATCATTTTTTTCTTCCTTCTTTATTATAGTTCCACCTTACACTGTTTTGATAATAATGTACACCAAAAAACGCACTCAGAACAAGTCCGAATGCGTTTTTTTTCGAAAAGATTAGCGATTATGTATCGTTATTTTTCTTTGGATATTTCTGATAGTATGATTCTTCGATATTCTCTCCGAAGAAATCGAGCTCGAGCTCGTTGAGTTCTTTCACAACACGATAGCCAAGATAGGAAAGGATTCCTACGACTGCTATTCCTGCAACTCCAGCTACGACTTTCTTATTATCCATTTTCTTTCAACCAGTTTAAGATGTTTTCTGGAGAGGTTTCACCATAAGGATCTACTGGACAGTTATCTTCTGCACCTGGTTCGATAAACCATTTCTCGATCTTACCGTTATTGACGACACACGCATAACGCCATGAGCGTTCACCAAAACCAAGGTTATCTTTATGAACTAGCATACCCATCTTACGAGTGAACATACCTGATCCATCAGGAATTACTTTGACCTTCTTCACCTTCTGTGCTTTGGCCCATGCATTCATGACGAAGGCATCATTGACCGATACACAGTAGATGTCCTTGATTCCGAGCGCCTTGAATTCAGCAAACTTCTCTTCGAAACCAGGAAGCTGATAAGTTGAACACGTCGGAGTGAATGCGCCTGGAAGAGAGAAGAGAACTACACGCTTACCTGCGAATAAGTCCCACGTCGTCACATCTTCCCAGCGATAAGGATTATCTCCTTCAATTGAGTCATCTCTAACACGAGTTTTAAAAGTTACACTTGGAACAAGAGTTTTCAGTTCATCGCCTACATTCTCATCAATATCCCAAAACCTTTTGATCTTAATACGTTCTACCATAATTTACTCCTACCAATGATGAATTGCATTTGCAATTAGAAAAATGTTTGCTATGACAGCTTGTACGATAAAAAGAGTCCGGATCAAAGCGACTCTATCAGACTCGCGATCACAAGGAGTTGCTTTCTCACCTAAAGCTTTTGCCCAAATACGCCACATAATAATTTCCATGAATAAAGCGAAGCGACAGACCTATTGCTGGTTGGGCAAGAGTACCACTCCTTAGATCTGTCGCTTCATCAATGGTTCAGCAGTTCGGGTTCTAGTTATAGCGACCCTCATAGTGTGCCTTGAATCCAGAGATGCACCTCCATCATCTTCCACTGATTTCTATGTGTTAAATTAGAACCTTACACCGAGTCCTACAAGACCGCCGTGCTGGCCAATGCCACCATTAAAATCGGTGTAACGATATTCTGCTTTGCCATAAACTGGGCCAAATAGATTGGCTTCAACGCCGCCTCCTACACGGAGACCTTCGAGTTCAGCAGCAGTAGTCTGCTTCCAGTTGGAATAACCAACTTTCGCGTATACGAGTGCCTTATCAGCAACTACATAACCAAGACGAGCTGATGCACCGATATTACGACGATCAAAGACATTGTCAAGTGTGGCTTCTACACCAACTACAACGTTCTTATATAGCTCAGCATCGAGACCAATGCCTGCACCGTACGCTACTTTTGTGGTATCTACACCACCAGTAACGTCGTCTAGACCTGCAGTCACTTCTGCACGAACACCCGCAAAATCATTTGCCATTGCAGGTGTAGTTACAAACGCCGCTGCGGCGGCAAGAGGAAACATATACTTTTTCATATTTTTACCTTTTGTTATTAACGTGATCGGTAGTTTCAGACTTGCCGAGGTCTCATGAATGTAATCATTACACTCAAACTGGCTCCCCGAGATGGGTTCGAACCACCGGCCAGGTGATTAACAGTCACCTGCTCTACCACTGAGCTATCGGGGAATAAACTTTATTTTAAATTCTTTAATTCTGTATTGATATACAACTGAGCCGAATTCATAATAGTGCGAATCGCTACTTTCTCGGCCGGCGTTGCACCGAGTGCTTGAACATAAAGATTGATATCAATCGACTGTGCACCAGGACCACCATCTTCGTCGAGAGTGTGTTCACTGACATGCATTTCAACTTTCTTAATCATAATATAATCCTATTTATATGCTGTTACTATCTTTGTTCATTTCCATTTGCTTCATGATACGCTGCTCTTCTTTCAAGCGAGCAGCTTTCGTAGCAGGAGTTTCCATTGTCTTTTCTTTATGTGCTTGGCGTTCTTCGGGTGTCATCTTGTTTGTCATATCAAGGATGATGTTAAACAAGCGGCTGAACTCAGAAGAGTTCGGAAAGTAGCGTTGAACCGATGCGAAGCGAGTTTCAGCCATCGTCAAGTAATCAGAATTAGTCATTATAATCTCCATTTCTTATTATTCAATCTACTACAGTTTACATAATTTGTACACTAAATAACGCATACAATGAAAAATAAATGGTGCCCCCACGACGACTCGAACGCCGGACCTGATGATTACAAATCAACTGCTCTACCAACTGAGCTATAAGGGCATTGTCTATTATATATCTGGCGGCGGGTGGTAGGAATTGAACCTACTTCTCAAGGTTTTGGAGACCTGCGGATTGCCGTTTTCCTTCACCCCCGTAAACAGAGTCTGTTGTCCTCTACCGCTAGACGATCGAGGAATTTGAAGAATATTCTCCGTGTATACCTTTAATATGTGCATAATGATACATCATATTACCAAAATTTTCTAACGGAACCTTTTGATAAAATGTAATGTCAAATCTAATGAGATCAGATAACTTCATATTAGACTTATGTTTCTCATATGGGTTATTTTCCCAGTGACCCTGACTAACATTTGTTGGCCATGCAATAATAATATTGCGAGCACAATACGTCAAAGTCTCAAGTGTATCAATCGCTTCACTTAGATAAAGATGTTCAAGGATATCAAAACAAATAACAAGATCGTACATCTTAGCATCTGTTTTAGTAAAATCCTGCACAGTCATCTTATGAAGAACATCATACTTGTTCTCTAGATCAAACTTGGTCCAGTATCTTTCAGTCGGCTCGATAGCTTCAATTGTTGCACCAAGAGGAGCAACAGCTTTCATATGCCTATAGTTACCAGAACCACAGCCGACATCTAAAATAGTATGCGGCTTGATTTGAGTAATATGCTCAACAAGTAACTTATCAAATAGCCCTACAGATCCTGGCATAATTTATCCTTTGTTTGGTGGGCCAGTGAGGTATCGATCCTCCCCCGCAAACGGATGAGATTTACAGTCTCACTGCCAGAGCCACTAGCTTTACCGACCCAAAAAATGGTAGACCATGTAGGATTCGAACCTACGACCTAAGGATTAAGAGTCCCGCGCTCTACCAACTGAGCTAATGGTCCATAAAATTAAAATTGGTACATTACCCAATAGTATGCTACTGCACCACTGGACCAAGTCACTTTACTACCTCTGTACTTTTTGTTCGGTACGAGAGGGGACTCTGGCAATGGAAGTAAAATCCAATCTTCGTATTTCATAATATACTCTTTCAAATTGGTGGACACTCCGGGGCTCGAACCCGGGACCTACAGGTTAAAAGCCCGTTGCTCTACCTACTGAGCTAAGTGTCCGTTAAACTTTAATACATTGGTTCTTCTGGATCGACGTCCTCAGCTGAGTAGGTAGGATACCAACCAGGAGTCTCGCGTTCCAAGAAGTTGATCATCTCGCTCGCTTTCTCTTCAGACGAGTAGATTCCGACCATAATCGAGTGATCTCCTTCAGGAGATTCATTATTCACGACATAAACTTGCATAATAATATTCTTTCTTTTAGATGTAGATCCGATCTGGTTCATGATCGATAGGAGCGCCAAGTACTCGACGCTCGATGAAGTAAAAATCGATGAAACGATCACCGTCACGAGTATACTCATCATGAGCAGAGCGAAGTTCTTCTTCAGAAGCGTACACACCCAACAAAGTAGAACCTTCGTATTCCCAACCACCTAATAATGCAAAAACTTCCATATCACATCTCCACAATTTCAAACCGAGCATCAAATACATCGTTTAATTTCATTACAAATTCATCATAATCAGCAGCTGCTTCTTCGCAGGCTTTGCGCATTAGTTTTTCAACGTCAGCAACAATTTCGTCATATGTCATCATAACCATTTCCTTTAGCTTATTATTCATACTACCAAAGTTTTGATAAAATGTACACTAAAAAACGCATCGAAATAAAAATAAATGGTAGGGGCAGTGAGACTCGAACTCACACTGGAAGGATTTTAAGTCCTTTGTCTCTGCCGTTGGACTATGCCCCCCTTACCATTCGGTGATCGCCTCAATTCCTTTCTTCCGATAATGCTGCCTCCAGTAGAAGCATTCATCCATCATAGCATGACCGCTGTGGTTCTTATACTCAATCTTACGAAGAACCTTGTTGGTTTTAGCGTTGCGAATGGTGAGAGTGTAATTGAGCATCTTCGTTTCCTTTCTGATTATAGATTCATCTTACATCAGAAATGAAATAATGTACACAACAAAATGGTGATCCCGGCAGGATTCGAACCTGCGGCCCCAAGCTTAGAAGGCTCGTGCTCTATCCAGCTGAGCTACGGGACCTTTAACTTTTATGCAATACGACCTATTCGATGAAGAAGGTTAGCCACCTTCATGAGTTCGATTGAAGCATTTCGTTCGCTCTCTTCGGTACTCACAAGCATATCTTTATAATAACGAAGAGCACGCTTCAACAAATCCATATCTGCAGGAGCAAACGTTCCACCTTTATTTTCATTCGGCATTACTTCGACTCCAATAACCAGTTATTCGCGGTGTCCATCCAATCGAGCGCTTCGACAGGAATCGATTCTCCACGACGCTTCGCGTTCAGAAGATCGCAAAATGTATCTTCGACCGCCTTCGGATTTTCCATTGTAGGAAATGCAAAAAGTTCGACGTTCATAAAATAATCTCCTAATAATATATATTCAACTTATCGCGATGTATAGTCGTAAACAGTAAAATGAGTTGCGTCGGCAATCAAACAATCTTGCATCGCACGATGGCGCGAACGAAGATAAGTAGTCTTATCGTTACGAGTCATTTCGCGGCCGATTGCAATAGAACGTGGGCCGCGATAGCGAAGACGGACACGAGTATTGGTTTCGCGATAGGCGGCCAAAACTTGTTCGCGAAGTTCAATCGGTACCCAATAGGCACGTACGGGATAATAGTTTTGACGCGTCGCGTCGGCAGGTACGGCGTAAGTGGATTCGATTTGTTCAATGGTAAGAGTCATAATATATTCCTTTTCAACTGATAATATCATTCTACCACAGTTTGGCATTATTGTACACCGGTATTTTACTCTGATAACCACTTGGAGATTGAACCAAACTTAAGATTAAGTTCATGCTCAAGAATCTCGAGGCCATAGAAATCGAACTCGCGCTGACGAATGCCTTCGGCTTCGGCGATGATCTCGATCGCGCGCTCGCGAGTTGTACCTTGAACGATTTGCATCGTCTCTTCAACGCGAGCAACAAACTTGTCGAAGTAGATCTGTTGATACTCAGCTTCACTCTCGATTTCCTTATCAAGCAAACGCGAGAGCGCTTCGAAGTCAGCATCAAATGCTTCGACCGACTCAAAGGTAGGATTATAAGGGCGGCATCCGTATACTTCTTTATAGAGGTCGGAATAAATCGAACCGTCTTTTGAGTTGGTTGCAACATCAATATCACGAAGAGTAAGCATATCATTTTTCCTTTTCATCATCATATACCTAGGATACAATGTTTTGACAATAATGTACACAAAAAAACGCACTCAGAATCATCCAAGTGCGTTTTAGTTTCGATTTAAATCAATAACTTATTTTTTGCGACCAATATTATATTTCGTCACAAGACTCCATTCATTTTTTTCTTTGAATGGAAGGATCTTAATCTGATTGAGTGGTGTCAGAGGATCAACGATATTATCCGGATCAACAATCGCAATCAATCCCCAGTCGGAGAGAAGTTTGGTAATTGTATTTCGACGACCTTTATCTTCTTCAGAAAAATCTGATGGCTTACCGTCAAGAGCAAAGAGCTCTTTAAAGTGGACGATATAATATTTGCCTTGTTTGTGTAAGATATGGCAAGACTGATAAAGAGTCTTGTCCTTACGAGAAGCTACGCCGATACGAGTCAAAGTCTCGCGAACTTTTAAGAAATCGTCTTCTTCTCCAAGCCTCACTTCAACTAAAGTTTCTAAAATATTCATGTTTCACCCTTCTGAATCTTTTTCTTTATTATTTTTATATGTTCAGAGGAGAGGATATCAAGAGCTGCCTTGGCAGCACGGCGGTTATAACCGTAATACTCTGCAACCGCTTCGAGATCTCCATCCTTTTCTTTTTTCACCCACTTCGCAAAGCGTTTGCTAGGTCGTATGATATTTATCAAAAAAGAATATTGGAGTTTGTTGTCGAGGTGGTGGTTGCAGTTCATCATGTTGGCGGCATGAATGGAATCGGCGAAGTAAGATAAGGATCTATTTGTTAGCCAAGGACTGTACGTCTTCTCGGCAAGGGTATCATTCTCCGTACCTTTCATCAGGTTCTTCTTGGTCGAGTTGATCGATGTCACGAAGTCGAACGGTTTCATCTTTACGGCCTTTCATAATCACATCTGCAGACTTATCAAAGAAGTCTGCGCATTTATCACAAATCTCAAGAGAAATCATGCCATCATCAGTATTTACTTGTACTTCATGAAATGGCACGCTCTTCAGATACTTATCTTCACAGACGGCACATGTTTTATTTCGATTGAACCAGATCACAAGAACTCACAGTCGGCCATAATTTCTGTGAGACATGCCATTAGATTAATCTCAGGATCAGCGGCGAATGCATTCTGATACTGATACTTTGCAAGATGGAGTACGAGTTGAGGCATGCTACCTTTACCGATATAATCTTCGGCCTTATCGAAGAAGGCACGAAAGAATTCTGTTGGTTCGATGTCAGACTCTCCAAGCCACTTACGTACGGCTGTGAAGTTCTTGTCCTTCATATAACCAATCAGCTTGGCAAGAGCAGAATCCGAGAAATTCCTAAGAATCCCAGTGTCAATCCCGCCAGTAGCACTATAACGTTGGAGCTCATTAATAACACGTCGCCAATCTGGAAAGTGTGTCTTGATGACTTCAGCAACGACCGCTTTTTCATAAGAAACCGATTCAGTCTCGAGGATTCCACATACTCTTTGCATAAATTGTTTGGCAAGAGATGGGAGTTCCGACTTAGGAATCTTAAATTTGATAACCGAGCATCGAGAATGGAGCGGCTCAATAATCCGATCGACAAAATTACAAGTAAGAATGAATCCACAGTTTGCACTGAATTCCTCCATAAAGTTACGTAGAGCTGGCTGAGTGGACTGAGGGTTGAGATAGTCGGCCTCATCGAGGATTACCATCTTTCTGCCACCCATCAGAGAGACAGAACTGGCAAACTGTGAGATGTCGTTACGCAGCATATCGATGTTGCCATTCATCGAACCGTTAATAACGATGTAGTCACATTGTAGTTCTTCACACATGGCTTTTGCCACAGTTGTCTTACCAACACCTGCGGTACCAGAGAGAATGAGGTTAGGAATGTTTTTCTGATCTACGAACTGTTGAAATGTCTTCTTCAGTTCGTCAGTCAGGATAGTGTCGGACACGGTCTTTGGGCGATACTTCTCTACCCACAAAAAATCTTCAAGCATAATATATCTCCGTCACAAAAAGTGGGCGATGCCGAAACACCGCCCATTATAATCAAGCCTCGAAAGCCGAGTTGGATTCAACAGCAATCCAGTATTCTACTGTTGCACCTTTCCAGTGGCTAAGGCCCTTGGAAGAGATTGATACGTCGTAAGAACCTGGAATCAACTTCATGCAATCCGAACGGAATACCATGCGGAAGCGAGCTTCAGTTTCACCAACTTCGATACTAAACGAATCGTTGCTAGTTCCACGTGTATCGACTGCTTGAAGCAAGATCTTACCGTTCTTACCGACGATGGCAATCTCAGGCAACTGAGAAACTGCCAACGCCTTCATCACTCTATTGAGTGCTTCTTCAGAAATCAAACAGTTGACTTCAGGATTTGGCAATTCAATCTCGCGATCTGGTGGAACGATGATCAGCGAAGGATCAGTGACAGCGTACTGAAATCGATTGTTGCCTTCGATGAGTTCGACGTACGAATCCTTGATTTCAATCTCAGGATCATTAAACAAGGAGAGAGTGCCGATAAACCGTGAGAGGTCATATACGGCAAAACCTTTCTCGAAGTCTTGTTTAATTGTTGCTTTTGCAAGAACAGATTTTGTACTCGAAATAGTACGAATCACATTTCCAGGCTTGAACATAATGTTCTTGTTAATAGCCGAGAAGTTCTTGAGTACTTGCAACGTATCATTATCTAATTTCATAATAAATCTCCATATGTTCGGAATATTCAATATACCAACGATTGTATTAATTGTACACCATTATTTGTTTTTACCGAGTGCAGAAGGATCTGCAGTTGCAGCTGCACCGATACGTGCAATATCTGGTAGAGAACCACCAAAGACATACGAACCAACGTGCTTCAGTTCCATCCATGGGCAAAGCCATACATGCATACCAGCATTGCGAACCCACTGACAGAACATGTAATCTTCAGAGAGGTAGCGCTTCGAGTAATCTTTGATCAAACCATTGTTCGGATCTTTCACAAAGTCTACAATCTCTTTTGCTTTTGCTTTTGGATTCTTTTTCAAGTATTCTTCAAGCTCGGCATTGATGTTCGTACGCTTATGATCGATCGGCGTATCAAAGTAAGCCATGATTTCACGACTACCATCGAAGTGTTCTGTACGAACGTGATCAGGTTTGTAGAACTGCTGAGGATAAGCTTCTTGAAATTTCTCAAAAGTTTGGCGGCGAATCATCATGAATCCAGTTCCGGATTCAAGTACTTCGACTGGTTGACCAAGAGCAATCTCTCGGGTTTCACCTGTTGGATTGAAGACGTAATCACCAACAAACTTTTCAAGATCGTTTGGATTTTCGTCAGCCATGCCCTTATCGACAGCAAGCTTAATCTTTTCCCAACTGATGCACTTCTTAGGATATGGACCAGCGATGATGTCGTAGTTATCTACTGATGGATCAGGATTTTGTAGAGCAAGTAGCGCGATCACGTCATTCGGATTGAATCCAATATCAGAGTCGATGAACATCAAGTGTGTATCGCCTGAACGCATGAACTCATCGGCGCAGTAGTTGCGTGCTCGAGTAATCAGAGACTCGTTAAACAAGAAGTAGAATCTGACTTGGATTCCGTAGTGTGTGCAGAGTGCAGAGAGATCTGCAATCGAACGTGTAAACATACCTGCGCATTGACCGCCATACATTGGTGCGGCGATGAAGAGCTTGCGCTTTCTGAGCTCTTCCATTGGAACATTAATTTCAATACCCATAATTAATCCTTATTTTCAGTATCATGAACGTGGAGTTGCATAATTGCGTAGTGGATAACCTTCATCAGGTCCTTTCGCCATTCGGCGGGATCACCCTTACGACCGTATCGTTGAGTGTACTTCATCATATTCCCGATATTGAAACCAGTCCCATGACCAGCATCAATGATGAATTCCGTTGCTTGAAATTTATTTCGGGAATAATGCTGTTCGTAAGTAGCATCGATGTAAGACTGAATTTCTTTGATTGATTCGCCTTCATTGTATTTATACACACTGAGATGCTTCGCTGTAATTCCTGGAATAAAATTCGCGTGCGTGCCCGAAGGATTCTCAACGTACATACCTGGAGGACCATTTAATCCTGCCATACTTTCGAGCTGTGGTCCACCAGTTGGACCTTTCTTAGCGATAGATACTGTATTATCATCATTTTCATTCATTATATACTTACTAGTTTTCATGCAAAGAAATCCTCTAGAGTTGCGGGTTTGTTTTCAGATAGACCAGACCACTTGCGGCCTTGCCAATGTGGGTAAGAGTTGCGAGAAAGATGTACTGACTTCGGTTTCTCCATGCATTCAAAGTCGAGCTCACCCCTCTCATTCAGAAGCGGATCAACCCATTCAATGAGGTTGACACTGCCTTGAGCACATAGCTTTCTCATCTCATCTTTAAAGACGAGACGGGCTGTGTTGCGTTGATCCCATGATCCGTAGAATGGTGTGCCTTTGTAGTAACCCGTTTTTGGAAGGACTCGCGATTCATGCTCGATAGGAAGCAACTCGTATGCATAGACCTTTGCAAGATCGAGCTGAGAGAGTTGTTCATAGTATCTATTCGCCAAATCTCGTGTTGCTTGTTCAGGATTTGGTTGACGGCAAAGATGATGACGTACGTCGATGTTACCGAAGTAGAACTCTGCGATCTCATGTTCAGGATTAATGAAAGAACTCAATCCTTCTTTGAGTGCTCCGTGGAGAGTTTTAAAAGGAACAGAATTGACAAACCAACCGGGGCGATACATGCAAATAGCATGGCTATCACCTGCAACAACTCTATTGACAACTTCTATCTCCTTTACTGTAATGGCAGTATCTTCAAGCTTCTTTAGATTTTCCCAATCAACGAGATGCCAATCAGGATGAATATCACCATCGAGCCGAGGCTTTAACATCTCGCTGTATTTCGGATGATCGATCCACAACGAGTAGATAGGAGCTTTCAGCTTCGAGTATCGAATCAGCTTATCGATGTTTCCATAATTCTTCATCCCTCCGAAGAGATTCAAAGAACCAAACCAATCATTGCCATGATAGGCATAGACTCGATTAAACGATTCTGGATCTGGATGAATATCACCAGTACGATCGAGGTGAACGTTACCGAACTCAACGCTTAACTGCTCAGCATAGATGGCAGCTTGTGCTGCTCTATGTGAGTGAATATTCGAAGAGACGGGAGTGAATGGGGATGTAACTAAGATGTTCATATTATCCCTTATATATCAAGTTGCCTATATTGTACATCATTTTTTAGCCAGTCGCGGTAACTATTTACGCGATCATATATCGTAGGATCATTAAGTACTGGCTCTTTGCCGACATTCCAGAACAAGATGTTCTTACCAGTATTTTTTGGAATGTATTTCCAAACCTTGCCGTCGTAAGTATCTATGCAAGGGAAAGGTGGAAGGTTCTCTGCCTTCTCGCTCTGTTGAAATGGCATCGGCTCAGAGATGACTTCGGCTCGACCGAGTTCGCCAGCTTTCAGGTTACGAGACACTGCAACCGAATGGAACTTGGCATTTGGCCATGCGATCTGCATTGCTCGTGACAAAACACCTGTCGAGATGGCTACGTACACTTCGTCAGGTGCTTCGATCTTTGATGCAGCCTTCACGATACCAGCAGTGACGAGTTCATGCTTCAGCCCAAGAGGAACGAAGAAGGCATCTTCTTGAGAATCTGCCCAATCTTTGGCGATCTTGTTCAGATTTGGCATCGCAGCGATACGATGGAACGAAGCTTCTGCTCCTTGCTCGATGCAACATGCCTGATGATGAGAGATGGTTTGTGATGAAGGCATGAACAACTTTACCTTCTTATTGTGGCGTTTTGCTACATCGAGAAGCGAGACACCAGCGAGACCAGTACGAGGTTGGACATACACGATAGTCGACTGATTGATTCTTGAGAGTAGACAATCGCCGCCGCGAACCTTCGTTCCTGTAATCAAATCGTCTCGTACGCATCGAATGCCATCGTGTATTGTTACGACTGGATCAGGATAGGGATCAGTCCATGTCTCTGCAAGGTTGAGGTAATATTCTCTGGCTTGTTCCCATCCGTACAAGCCTACGTCTTTGTTGACTCCGTCGATAACATGTTTGTTATGCGCCATTCGTTAGCCTATCATAATTATTAGTCCGAAGAGACCATTCAATGGGATATACCCAATCATATGGGATTTGCATCGTCTGTGACTTCACGCCAAACTTGACTGCCATATACTTATAATGCATGCACAACTTGTCTTCAAGATTGAGATAGTTGTGCGTATGAATTGGATTGGAAGGATGTGCCTTCAGATAATCCATATGCTCGACTTGCATTTTCGCTGCATCGTTCAGAGGAACATAGTCACCGAACTCGTTGATCTCGTACTTACTCTTGCTCATGAGGTTCGGACAGTCGAACACCTGACTCAGACCATCGAAGTAACCTGTACCGCCATGAAGAAACGAGTCAGGATCCACCCATTCAGGATGGCTCATGGCAACATGTCGAGCCGCATTCTTGCAAGGATACATGGCATTACGAAATCCATACTCCTTCACAAAGATCTCGTTCAACTTCTTGGCAAACTCCATCATCGTATAAGGACGATTACGAGAAGCAAAGATTTGATCAGCATGTATGTGAGCAAAATCATTCGGCACATCGCACAACCAATCTTTTACACTCGTATCCTTTGGATAATAGATTTGAAAAAGATCTGATCGAGCATGCCGTTCAGTCATAAATCGAGTACGCATGGCTTCGGGACCTCCAGATCTCCATGCTCTGAAAGTCTTCCAGTGTTCATTACTAAACGAGAAGATGAGACAAGCTTCAAGCACAGTTCGAGGATCGTCGACTTCTTTCATCTCATCGACGAACGGACACTCGTGCCAATGCAAGCGATGGCTAAACTGCTGATAGTTGTCACGAAGAAGCGAGTCGCGACGTAAGTCATACTCTCGACAGAACTCAAAGAACTTTTCAGTCCTCTCCTCTTGAGTCCAATCTTTCATCCATGATTGTTTAGGTTTACCTTTGTCGTCATACTCGACTTCGGCAATATTAGGATACTGAATATCAAACTCATGTTCACCCAGCAATTCAGTTAACAAGTTCATGGACTTTAGCCTTATATTCTGCTACACTCATGCCTGCTTGCTTGAGGATAGTATCGTCTGATGGATGATTTGTCATGCCGTTAAAAGTTCTTACGAGGCCCAGATCCAGCATCGCACGTTGGCGCCCATACGGGTGATCCTTAATTTTGCAGGATGACCAGACGGAGTCGAAATCAAGATGGTTGTATCCCGATCCTGGCTTAACATAGTTCTCGACCCATCGGATAAAGTCGCAACATACATCTTCCGCATTGTAGGGGAACGCACCTGTGTCTGCATAGATCTTCTCCATTACCTTGTCGAGGAACTTTTCTTTTTGCAACTTACCAGTGTTGTTAGCAAGATACGAGATACACTCGACTGCATTCGTGCCATAATAAAATGGACTTTCAAGATTGACATATTGCGGATACCAATCGGCGATGTCTGCTACGAATGCCGCATACTGGAATCGATAAACACGAAGTCCATTCTTGGTATTCCAATCAAACATCCATTCTCCGATTTCGCGAAGATCTTTCTTGGAGTTGTTGCCTTCGAGCCACTCTGCCATTTCTCGGCAAAGACGCGGTGCATACTCAGAAAGGTAATAGTCTCCACCTCTCTTGTAACCAGCAGCTGGCTTTGGAAATGAAGGAAACTGATAACCTACCGAGGTATAGAACGGATATGGATAAACGTTGATGAACCGTGTCATCTCTTCGATAGTTTTAAACTTGTAGAGATGTGGAAGAACCGTATTCGAATAGCCCGAAGGTTTCACCGAGTAGTTGATACCAGAACCAGTTACACGATGGAGAAGGAAGACGTAGAGCCATTCGGCAAGCTTGAAGTCAGCGTGTTTGCCAGTCCAGTCGGTTGCAATCGTTTTCCTTTGATATGTATGATGGCCTTTTTCCATCTTGTCCCAGTACGGATGTTCAGGAGTCCAACCATAAAACACGTCATTGACGATTTGTGAGAAACCCGCAAACTTACGTTCGACGACGTCATAGAGCTCTACGTTCTCTAAGAGGTCGTCGTTCATATTTGATTCGAGATATGGAACAGAACCGAGATTACACTTGGCTTGCTGATCTTTTGCTAGATGAAAATATCGGATATACTCGTCATAATACTGGGTTAATTCCATTACTTTACCTTATCAAAGTGTCTTTCGTATACGTGAAGACTACCAACATGCCAAATAATTTTTGGTTCTTTTGTTAGTCCTAAGTCTGCTGTCAAAGTATCAGCAACATGCTTTTGCCATGCATAGTCGTTACGATAACCGAAGACAACATCATTCGAACGCATCTGAACGATTGCAACAAGCTGCTCATTACGAATCATGTACTGTACAGTATTAGTGCACATGAAGTCGCTCATACCATCACGCTTGTAATCTTCCCACATAGTAGGTCGAGTGTAGATCATGACTGCGCGACGACTATTTGGTAAATGTAATAATTCATTGAAGACACGAACATATTGCAAACCGTTATCTTTGTGATAGATAGCCCAACCATAATTCGAGTTGATCTTACCAGCACGATCAGCGACTTGCTGCCAAATAGCAGGAGTAACACCAGGTATGTCATCAACATACAACGACATTGACTCGTACCATTCAAGCTCACGTTGAATGTAGTCATCATTTACATCACCGAAGATGGTTGGTTCATCAGCTTCGAAGGTAGCACCGATCATCTCGATGGTCTTGACACCAGTTTTGTCAGTAACAAAATTGCTATCCATCAGTTCGCCGATAAAGTGGTTACGGATATCTTGTACTTTAAGCAAGATTGCCTCCAACGTTAGCGCCATCAATTTTCACGGGACGATTGAGGAAATCACGCTTAGGATCTTGACCATCCATCTTGCCACGAGAATACGCCACAACGAACGACGCATAGTTAATTAGATCCATTGCAGAGTCTACAATGGATTCGAAGTTAGGTGTATATGTAGGATCTTTTTCCATCGCTTCGATGACTGACTGCATACGCAAAGTCTTGGCATAGATGAGATCGGTAATGGTTGCTACACCACGAGGATAGTAGTCAGCTTGGCGAATGCGTGATGCTTCGTTCTGATAGTCTTTCGACTTCTTCAGCTGAATCTCAGCACATTCTTGGAGGACTTTAATTGATTCACGTTCTTTAGACATTTACACAATCCTTAATCATAATGGTTTTACTTGCGTGGTGATTATAATAATACTGTTGTCGACCTTTTTCAATATCTTCTGCAGATCGAATTTTACATGACTTCATATTAGCTCTAAAGTTTTGTGGATTACTCATAAGAAGCCACTTAACACTGACCATATTATCTTCCATGATTCTATAGTCACCTACGATTAATAGCTGAACGATGTCCAAATTATTACACATCGTTTTAACTTGTTCTGGATAAAAAGTAAACCAATTTGTGCGATCATCCATACCACACCGTTTAACTTCTGTTAGATGATTGTGCCAATCAACATCCCAGCAATAGCTGTATCTATCAGTTTTATCAAACTTTGCAGGATTTTTAATGGCTCCTTGAAGTACGAGCGCGTGCTCTAAAAATACACCAGACAATGCATTGTTACGCTTCTGTTCAAGAGACTGTGTATTGCCAGGTTGGTTAAATGTTCCTTGCGCGAGTTCTTCTTGCCATTCTTTAAGATCTTGAGTAAATTCAAAAGTTATTGGCTTCGGCGCCGGTGGTAAAACCACAATTGTTTCATTTTTAGTCATAATTTTAATCTATCACATCTTTCATAATATGTACATCAAATTTTTTCCCAACGAGGAAAAAGTCTTTTAGTTTTTCCATCCCAATGGCCAAAAATTGGGATGATACCGTTTATGTCATCTTTCGTAAATGAAAGACTAGAACGTCCACCCGCGCCGTTTTTCCAATCAGTAGTAGTATCATCTAAATTTACTTTT